TGACATTGTTTTCTTTGCTTCCTTAATGTCATCTTCTGACACACGAGGATTTTCATGCCAAGTAGCTTTTATACTACACCATTCTGGAAATTCATCTGACCAACCTCTATAATAAAACTCTGCAAAGTAATTATTTCTTCCACGAGGTGTAGAAATAAAAATTGCTTTAGAATTTTCTTTATCGAGCGTTGGCCGAAGTGCCACATTGAAAGCGTCTCTGCCATCAGTAAGTGCAGCCTCGTCGAAGATGATTAAATCATAAGAACGACCAACAACAGAGTCTACCTGATTGATAGAACCCATTCTAATTGTTGATTGATTTGAAAGTTCTATAACTTTATCTTTTGCATTATCTCTTGTGACTTCTAAATCAAAGTGTTTAATTAAATTTCTTTGTAGGTCAAAGGAGATTTGTGATAAAGAATAGTTTGGTGACATCAGTAGCACATGAGAGTTTGGTACTAAACAAACTAACTGTCCTATGATATTTGAGATGTATGTCTTGCCTTGGCGACGAGAGACCGCCGCGCAGACAAAACGATACTTAGGGTTATTAATTGCATTAATGATCGCCGTTTGGGAGGTATTAGGAGCTACTCCTAATAAGTCGAGGTACCCTTCGATGGGTAATTTAATGAAACGATTCTCAGGAGATAACTCCATGAGATAATCGGGTACAATATCTGCACGGCTTATCTCGATCAATGTAAAGTCTCTTTGTTAAATAAGTTAAAAGGGTCGTCGGAATCAAAAAGTCCATAATCTTTACACAAAGATAGCATATAGATATATCCACTGCAGAGTTCTTCCATACTTTTCTCTCTTGCAGTAAGGGTTATACCTTTAATTTCTCTATGCTTTAATTTTGCTAGCACTTGAGAAGCTTCTAAACTTATTCCGTCTAGCCAAGCTTCCCTTGCGTCTATCATTTTTCTTTGTTGTGTCATCTTTTCCTTCTTTTTATTCCACGAACATAACGCTGAGATTTAGGTGGCATTTTCTTACGCTTACCTTTCCCAGCCCATAAAAATTTATCAGCCCAGTATGCTGGTGACTTTCTTCCTCTAGCAATATTCTTACGATGTCTTGCTTTGAATGAACGTCTTGCTTCTGGGCTGTAATTGTGCCCCATTCCTTGAGCACCGAAGCGAATGATTTTAACTTTGCCATTCACTCTTGTAGCCACCACAGCTTTTTTAGAGGGGTGTTTAGGAGTCATCTTAGGCTTATTTAGCCTTGTCAGACCTGCCTTTTTTAGTCTTGCTTTTTCGCTTGCTGTCAGTGCCATTGTTAAACATTCTTACGACATTTTGTAGTCGTCCTGCTTTCATAAAATTATGAAAGTCTTTATGTAATATTTTTATCTGCCGCGCCTTGGTAAAATTCGACCTGCACCCCTTTTTCCAAATCTTGCTGATTTAGGATTAACTGTCTTGCCGAATCTAGGACCGATAGCTTTTGGTGATGCACCATAAAAGCCACCTGGTGTGGTCATTGGAGACTTAGTATTTACGTAAGTTCCTGCTGCAGCGTTAAGGTCTCTAGTGAGTCCTCTTTTTAAAGTATGTTTTCTTAGTTTAGATGTTCCATGAATACTTGGTCCAACTAAAAATCCGCCTTGTCTTGCCATTTTATTGTCCTATGCTTTCTAATAGCTCTTGGCATTGCTGCCCTTTATTTAATTTATATCTTATTGCTTGATATACTCTTAACCTGTGTTCTATTGCGTGTTTAAATTTGTTAGATAAGTCTAACACATGTAAGATTTCACTTACAACTTCGTATTTATTCATATGCCTACTTTTTCTTTCGGCGTCCCCGTTTTTTAAAAGTTCTTACAAAGGTTGGTTTACCACCAACTCCTTGTGCTTTGCTTCGTTTGCGGCGAACTGCCGACCTTTTCTCTGCTGCTGACATTCTTGCTGCCACTCTAGCAGGGACACATTTTGGGTAACCACCTCTAGCAGTTCTTGCTTTAGGTCTACCGCAGGGCTGATAACGTCCTTTCTTTTTTGGACGACTTATATCTACCCATTTTTCTTTAAACCATTTAGTTAATCCACCTTTTGGTTTAGCCATTACTCTGGCTCTGCGTGACTCATGTCTCCTTCTTTTGAAGCAAGATAATTTGCTGCAGACACTACTTCGTATTCTGATACGGCTAACTTATTTGTCCACCAAGTTGGAAGACTTGCTTCTGGGTCTGTTAAATTATCAAGTATCATTTGACAATGTGACATAATAACTTTACAGCTTGTCATTGCGGAAGCTGCATCAGTATGTCCGTCTTTTTCAATTAATTGGAATTTTCCTTCTTTAGTAATTCTAGCTTTCATTCTTTACTTTTTTCTCGGCTTTTATCAAATCGTCTTTGATATCTACCACTCCGTCCCAATTTTCGTCTTTTCCAGTAAGAATATTCCAAAATTGAGTAAGTTTTAACTTAAGAAACTCTAACACGTCTTTTTCTCCTTTGTTGGTTATAAGTTTGTTTTGTATCCCACCATCTATCTACTAGATGTTCAGGAAAATGTTCAGATTCTGTTTTACTAAACATTATTTGTAATTCTTTGAGATCTCTTAAATCTCGTGATACTATACAATCTATAGAAGTATAGTTATTTTTATAAGCATATGTAAGTCTTAACATTCCGCTTGAAAAGTAATACTTTTCTTTATGCTCATAAATTGGTACGGGATTTGCCATACCTTTTTCTGGAATACTTTTTTCAAGTACTAAGTATCTTTCTGATACTGTATCTGGAAAAGTTAATTTTTCTTTCTCGTTTACCCAGATATCTTCTAATTTTATTTCTGTTACTTTATAATCTTCTGGTATTTTATTTGCTTTTAGATGCACTACTTTTTGGGTCTTCCCATCCTATATTTGCCCCCACGGGCTTTGTATGTTTTTACTAACCATCCGTTTGCATATGCACTCGGATAAACTTTAAACTTTCTTTTTGCTTCTGCTTTAACTCTTGCATAAAGTACTGGATTTGTTGGTACTGGTCTTTTCTTAGCGACTCTTCTTTTTCTTTTTCTTACTGCCATTCTTCTTGTAACCAGAAGCATATATTGCTCTACCTTGGGCTTCGGCCTCTTTCTTAGTCTTATAGACTTTTCCAGATTTACCCCATTTCCATCCGCCTTTTACTTTTCTTGCTGGCATTTATTTCCCCCTCTGTATAATCACTGGGCTTGGCAAAGTGGGTGGGCAAGACCACATATATGCGCATTTGTTCTGGATATTATTTCTTGTATCCACTATTTCCTTAATCTCACTAGGAGTTAGGTCATTGCCCACCTCGTAAAAGATCACCTCCCAAGGTTCTTGTTCCCAATTCATTTCAAAAAGTGTTAACACTTCATAATCATAAGGAACAATCTTTGTCGTGCCTTCTAAAAAAGAGTTGTAGAAAGAAGGATTGACATATTTGTCAGATCTGAAATGGTCTAACCAAATCATAAACGGGAAACTCTCATCAGTATCCTCGTTTTTTCTTTCCACGTTTTTTCTTTTTCTTTCCTGAATGATGCATTGGCATGTTATTTTCTCCTATGTCCAGCGAGGAGGCTCGTCGGGACACTCAGCCCATCTTAACTTAGTCTTGAGAGGCATAAAACAATTACATATCTTGCAAAACTTCCACTTCTTGTCTAAGTTTGGACAGTTTTTACAAATCTCGTATCGTTCTTCGTGAGAAAGTTTTTTCTTCATCGAATTGATGAAGGTAGTTTTGCTCTCTTTTTTCGCTGAAGATTTGTCTTTCTTGCCATCAGCTTTTTAATTCTTGCTGATAGTTCTTGATTATCTTCTGCACCTTGCCCTTCGGTCACTTGACCGACTTCTGCTTTTTCAACTGCTTTTTTCAAAGCATCTTCAATACTGTTTGACATATTAACCTTTAAATCTATTGAGTGCTATTTCAGCGTTTTCTTTTTTCTCGAAACCATGAGTTTCGCCTTTCCATACAAACTTAAACAGTTCGTTATCTTCAAAGATAACACCTTCTTCAACTTTTTTAGTTTTAGTAGCTTTTATGTCTTTAGTTTCATAATCTTTTTTCATATTTATTTTACCCATGTAATGACAATATTGTCATAATTACTGTTGCTCCTCCGACGATTATACCGCCAGCGCAAGTGATTAAAATCATTTCGATTCTCTTGATATTTTCTTCTATATCATCAAATTTATTGAACGCAGTTTTCCAACGTTCTGCACAAACGGCTTCGTGTTTTGCTAGGTCTGCAGCGACTTGCTCTGAGTTCATGATTAATTTCCTAAATACCTTGAAATATACATTTCTATCATAATTATAACAAAAGGGAGGAGGAATGTCAAGTGTTATTTTCGAATGGTATAGATTTTGATGGGCTCTGTTTTACCTTTAAC